GTCATATTGTGGTGCGCCCTTACTGCGCCCTGTCAGCAGGTCTACAGCAGTGTATGTAGACCGACTCCCGCCGTCCCAGTATGTGCCAGACAAGCGAACAGTTTCGGATGCTGACAATGCGGCCTGGTGCTTTCGGTAGGTTGAATCAGCAGCCCGGATAACTTTCACAATTTCTGGAGCATTCTTAAGATCAATTCTCTGCATGATGTTTCCTTAATAGACCCTGAGGGATTGAGTGCCCCGAAGGGCACGGGATTGATTAGGATTGCAGATCGAAATAGTGCTTGCAACCGTCTGCTTTGACGAAAACAGGATCAATTGCAGAATCGATTGCATCAGCTAGCCATTCTGCTATCTGGCCAGGGCAATCTTCGGAACCGATATAGCGGGCGCTGGCTGGCATAGTAGTCGGTGTTGCAGGGTAATGAGGTATCATGATAGGCTCCAAGAATGCGCCCCGTAGGGCGCTGGTTGATTAGATTTCTGAGTGGATCACAATCCATTCAATCTGATCCAGGATCGGTGTGTAGATTGACGGGATCGAATCTACGGCATCTTGCTTTGCGTAGCTAAGGCCCTCGCCCTCGCCGTAGCCGATTTCTGCGCCTTGGTAGACTGCTGTGACTTGATACATTTCATTTCCCCTTAATAGACCGCCTTGCGAATTGCTTGCGGCATGAGGCTATTGTATAGGCATCTGAACACCTGGGAATAGGGACAAACCCTAATAGACCACTAGGGGAAACCCTTAGAATCAGCAGCCTGAACAATCAACAATGTGAGCGAGGACTAATGGCCAGACCATGCCGTCAGGATACCAGGATTTTCCACAGGCCAATCACGCCGGAACAAAGGGAAATCCTACTAGATGCCGGTGATGGTGACATCACTGTAGGCTTCAACGAATGCCTGGAATTGTGGCGGTCAATCCACCCGCTCAATGGTCGCTTCGCTTCGAATGTTTCACGTGAAACACCAGCAAGGTCAAGCACGGGTAAGACCCCCAAGAATGCACCATCTGCCTCCCTCGGACCCCATGCAGATTCTGCATAACCCTATGCAACATCAGCATCAGGGTTTACCCTATGCTCGATAACCCTATCAGTAGAAACCCTATGAGGGTTTACCCTGTGCGGGTTTGCCAGGATGTGTGATAGGGGGGGGGAGGGTCGAGCGTCTGTATAAAAATTTTGTGGTGCCTCCATCCCTCCGAAAAAGTCAATTTGATCTTTGCTAACAAGCACGCCACGCCTGCTAAAAAAAGAGGAGAAAGAGTAGAGACCCGTAGATGGGTAGTCCTCTTGAAGAGGGAGCCTCTCGTTTATCTAGACTATGCCTGATGGCACCTGAGTTACGTTGCCCCGTTCACCTGACCTGCGGTGTCTCACGACATTGGCAGGGGGCTACTAGAAACTCACCCAGTTCGTCACGTTTATCCTACTTGGTCGGCTCAACCGCATAGAGGGGTGGGTCATGCCCCCGTGAACTCACTATATCATGGTTTACCCTATTCTCGTAAACGCTAGTTTCCTATACAATGGTTTATGGCTTACAGAACACCTGCTGTTTTACCCAAGACTGAGTACCAGCGGCTCAAAGAGCTAAAGAAGATGTTGGTGGAGTCCAAGGGCGAGGCTGTCGTCAAGAAGGTCATTGACATCGCCATGAACGACGACCACCCACAACAGATGGTTGCACTTAAGATGTGCATGGAAAGGGCGTTGCCGGTCAGTCTGTTTGAGAAGACCAGCGCCCAGCGTAGTGCTGTCAACATCACCATCTCTGGAATCGGTGTCCAGGTTGGTGAGACCATCGAGGCTGAGGACGTAGAACCCAAATATGAGTGACCTGAACTTCTCACTACTGCCCTGGCAGCAAGAGGTCTACAAAGACCCCACGAGGTTCAAGGTTATTGCTGCTGGCCGTAGGTGTGGGAAGTCCAGGCTGGCAGCTACCATGCTGATCATCGAGGGGCTGCGGTGTCCCCAGGGTTCAGCGGTGCTGTATGTTAGTCCCACTATGGGACAGTCCCGCCAGATTGTCTGGGACTTGCTTCTGGAGCTTGGCAGGGAGGTAATCCAGACCTCCAACGTCAACAACTTGGACATTACCCTGATAAACGGGGCCAGGATCTACGTCCGTGGCTCTGACCGTCCTGACACACTGCGAGGCGTGTCTCTGACGTTCGCTGTGCTGGACGAGGTTGCCGACATCAAGCCCCAGGCCTGGGAGCAGGTTATCCGTGCTTCTCTGTCCGACAAGAAGGGCAAGGCTATCTTCATTGGCACCCCAAAGGGCAGGAACTGGTTTCACGACCTGTGGAAGCTGGGACAGGATGGAGATGACAAGGATTGGAAGTCCTGGCACTTTACAACCAAAGACAACCCGCTGATAGATCCGGACGAGATCGAGTCTGCCAAGAAAACGCTGTCCAGCTTCGCTTTCAAGCAGGAATACATGGCCAGCTTCTCCAATGCTGGATCGGATGTCTTCAAGGAAGAGTGGATCAAATATGGCGAAGAACCGCCTTATGGCTCTTATTTTGTGGCTGTGGATTTGGCTGGCTTCGAGGAAGTGGCCAAACAGGCTGCAAACTCCAAAAAACGGCTAGATGAGTCGGCCATTGCGGTAGTCAAGGTCACGGATGAAGGCAAATGGTTCGTCCAGGAGATCGACCACGGCAGGTGGGATATCCGGGAAACGGCTACTAAGATTCTGACCAAGATGCGGGATTACCGGCCATTGAGTGTAGGAATCGAGCGGGGGGCGCTAAAGAACGCGGTTTTGCCGTATTTGAGCGATCTCATGAGGAAAAACAACGTGTTTTCGCACATCGTTGATTTAACTCACGGGAATCGCAAGAAAACGGATAGAATCGTGTGGGCATTGCAAGGCCGGTTTGAACACGGCAGAATAGTGCTAAACAGCGAAGAGAATTGGGACGACTTTGTTGACCAACTTCTTATGTTCCCGGCACAAGGAGTGCATGACGATCTACCAGATGCCCTCAGCTATATTGACCAGTTAGCTGTGACAAGCTATTTTGAAGAGGCTGATGACGGTTGGGAGCCGATTGACGTAATAGCAGGGGTATGACATGGATCAAAATGAGTTCTACGAGCCGACAGAGAACGACAAAGAACTGACGGCGTTCGTCGTAGATCACTGTGATCGGTGGCGCGACTACCGAAACACCAACTTTCTAGACTCTTGGCTGGAATACGAGCGCATCTTCCGTGGCGAGTGGGCCGCTGAAGACAAGGTTCGTGACTCCGAGCGTTCCCGCATCGTTACTCCTGCTACCCAACAAGCCGTCGAAACCCGCCATGCCGAGATCATGGAGGCGATTTTTGGCCAGGGCGAGTTCTTTGACATCCAAGATGATCTCAGGGATGTGAATGGCAATCCTCTCGATGTGTCTATCCTCAAGGCACAGCTCATGGAGGACTTCAAACAGGACAAGATCCGCAAGTCTATCGACCAGATTGAGTTGATGGCCGAGATCTACGGCACTGGCATTGGCGAGATCATCGTTAAGACCGAGAAAATCTTTGAGCCAGCAACTCAGCCTATCCCTGGTCAGCCTGGGCAAGCAGCCATTGGTGTGATTGAAAAGAACCGGATGGCTGTCAAGCTCAACCCGGTCAACCCGAAAAACTTCCTGTTTGACCCCAACGGTACGTCTATTGACGACTGCATGGGCGTGGCTATCGAAAAGTACGTCTCGATTCACAAAGTCGTTGAGGGCATCGAAAAGGGCATCTACAAGAAGGTCAACATCGGGACTACCTACGAAGATTCTGATCTTGAGCCGACTCAAGAGCCTAGCCAGTACCAAGACGAGAAGGTTCTACTGCTGACCTACTATGGTCTTGTGCCGCGTGAATACCTTCAGGAGAAGGACACCGAGACGGTTGTGCTGTTCCCTGACGACTCTGTGGCTGAAGACTACACGGATATGGTCGAGGCCATCGTTGTTATCGCTAACGGCTCGATGCTTCTGAAGGCAGAGGAGAATCCGTACATGATGAAGGATCGTCCGGTTATCGCTTACCAGGACGATACCGTGCCGAACCGCTTGCTTGGCCGTGGGACTGTTGAGAAGTCCTACAACATGCAGAAGGCTATCGATGCCCAGATCCGTTCGCACCTAGATTCTTTGGCGTTGACAACCGCCCCGATGATGGGTATGGACGCTACGCGCCTGCCGAGGGGTGCTAGGTTTGAAGTAAAACCGGGTAAGGCGTTCATGGTCAACGGCAACCCAGCCGAGATCCTGTATCCCTTCAAGTTTGGCCAGACCAGCCCGGATAACCTGCGTACCGCCCAAGAATTGCAAGCAACGGGTACTCTGGACAGTCAGGGCATGGTTACGAACGGTGCGCGAGATGGGCAAGCAATGTCCACCGCCGTTGCGACGATTATCAAGAAGTACAAGCGCACTCTGGTGAACTTCCAAGAGGATTTCTTGATCCCGTTTATACAGAAGGCCTCGTTCAGGTACATGCAGTTCGATTCTGAGCGGTATCCGAGCGTTGATATGAAGTTCATCCCGACTGCCACCTTGGGCATCATCGCTCGTGAGTACGAGCAGCAGCAATTCATCGGTTTGCTGCAGACTCTTGGCCCGAATACGCCTGTTCTGCCGCTGATTTTGAAGGGCATCTTGAACAACTCCAGCTTGTCGAACAGGTATGAGTTGATTGCAGCCCTTGATCAGATGTCGCAGCCCGATCCAGAAGCCCAGCAAATGGCTATAGCGGCACGGCAGTTGGAGTTGCAAGCGGCTCAGGCTCAGATCGCTGACAGAACGACCCAAGCCGAGAAGAATCGTGCTGAAGCGCAGAAATTGCTCACTGAAGCGCAACTCATGCCGCAAGAAGTACAGGCCAAAGTCATCGCTTCGACGACTACCAACCTGCCGCAAGGTCAAGAGGCTAGCGAGTTTGACAAGCGGGTTAAGATTGCTGAGTTGATGCTCAAAGAGGCAGACATCAAGAACAAAACCAAGATTGTTGAGCTACAGATGTCTGATAAGTTATCAGCAGCCGCAAAAACAGAAGATGATTTCCTTGATCGTCTGACCGAAGGTCTGCGAAATGCCTAATGTCAAAGATCTAATCAAAAAGATAGAGTCTGGTGACATCTCCTATGAGGAGAAGTTGGCTGCTTTGTCTCAAGTTGAAACGACCCTCAAAGATCTGAAAGAGAAAAAAGATGAGAAGGTACGTTTCAATGTTCAACTAATCATTGATGAGATCAAAAACATAAAGAGCGAAGTCCTGCGACAGCTTGATTACGCTAAATCTATCGTTCCTGAGCGCGGTCCTAAAGGCGATGCTGGTGAGCGAGGGAAAGATGGGCTTCCTGGACGAGATGGTCAGAATGGCCGAGATGGCAAAGATGGGAAAGATGGCAAAGACGGTCAGGATGGCGTATCTGTAACAGATGCCAAGATTGACTTTGATGGCAGTCTAGTGATTACCTTGTCAACTGGTCGAGAGATCAATGTTGGTGAGGTTGTTAGCTCAGAGCTGGCTGAGAAGATCAAGGTCACGATGTCCACCAATTCATCGGTGGTAGTGCAAGATGAAGGCACAACGCTGACCAGCGGCGTTCGCAATATAAATTTCACTGGTTCTGGTGTTACCGCAACTGCTTCTGGAGATAGCGTCACTGTCAATATCGCTGGTGGTGGCGGTGGCTCTGGAACTGTTACTTCTATTGATGTATCTGGTGGTACCACAGGTCTTACCACTAGCGGCGGGCCTGTCACAACTAGTGGCACGATTACTCTAGCTGGGACTCTAACTATTGCCAATGGCGGGACGGGTCAAACAACACAGACCGCCGCATTCGATGCGTTGTCACCAACGACTACCAAAGGCGATTTGATCGTTAACAACGGAACTGACAATGTGCGCGTTCCCGTTGGTACAAATGGTCAGGTATTGACGGCTGATTCAACTGCCGCTTCTGGTGTAGCGTGGGCTGCTGGTGGCGGTGGCATTTCCAGCGCAAACATTCAAGAGTTCACTTCTACTGGCTCATCAACATGGACTAAGCCTGCGGGGGCAAAGCTGGTCTATGTTCTGGCTTTTGGTGGTGGGGGC